GAAGAATCGGGTGTGGTCTCGAAATAGGCGTCGGCGTCTGCCAGCGTCACGTACGAGTTGGCCGAAGCCCCACCCAAAGTGGCGTCGATGACAGCAGCCACGGCTTAGTACATCCTTTGTTTGAGTCTAGCGCCAGTGCGCGATTTCCTTTGTTTCGGCGGTTCGCTTAAAACCATTGAGTGGTAAACGGTTGCTCCGAACATCTCAAGTTCCGCTTGGGCTTCGGCGTGTTGGCCGTAAGGAACGTCAATAAAGCTGCGACAGTTATCCTGTAGTACGAAGAGACGAACACGTTTCATGTCGCCACGTAAAAGCGCTTCACTTGAGGCCAGCGTAGAACCTGCAACTCAAGTTGAACAGAAGAAAAGCGATCTTTCGTCAGTGCGCGAGTGGAGCGCTGTGGCCAAGGAGATCCAAGCATTGCGTACTGAAGGCGCCACCGTGCCCGAAATCTGTGAGCAGCTGCAGGTTTCTTATGTGCTTGTGAACCAGCTGATCCTGCAGTCGTACAAGATGGCGATTGATTCAGCGGCTGTGTTTGAACGCCAAGAACAGATGCGACTTGGCATTGAGTAATAAAAAAGGGGCCGCAAGGCCCCTTTGATTTCGATTGGGCTACTGAATCAGTAGACGGTGGAATCGAAGGGAGTGTTCACCAGCAGACGGGCCACAGGCACCATCTTGGTGGAGCTGTACACGAGGTTCCAGCTGGCGGTGGCGGCCAGGTTGCCCGTGGTGGAGGCGTTGGTGGGGTTGTCGCCAGCGGCGGCCCACTTGGTGCCGGTCACGTGGTAACCGTAGTGGTAATCCACAGCGATCACATCCTGCATGGACAGGATGTTGCGGTCTGCAGCAAGGCGCAGATCCTGCTGGATACCTTCGGAAATGACACCGGACTTGAACAGATAGACCGGATACTTCACCAGATGGGTGGAAGTACCACCGGTCAGGTAGGTCAGTTGGTCGTCGATCACAACCTTCAGACCGGCGAACGTCGCCACTTCGGGTTGGGTCACGCCCACACCGCCACCGCCCCAGGTCACAGCGCCGGCTGCGGCAAGAGCTGAGGTGCTGAAGGTCAGCATCCCAACCTGCTGGAGGTAGTAAGCAACGGCGGAGTGCATTGCGATGGAATCCAGTTCCTCGCCGCGCTCACCCAGTTTGTTTTTGGTCTTGATGACGTTGGCGACCGAGATGTAGTTAGCCTCGGTAGCGGTGGTGGTGCCAGTGGCATCCACTTGGTTGGGGCCAAGAACACCAGCGCCGGAGATGCCACCGAACAGACCCAGCAGTTGGGCTTTCAGGGTGGAGGTCTTCAGCTTGTTAATGGCGGCGGTCAGCTGATTGCGCACGTGGGCGAGGGGATCAGCGCCGGAGCCGAGTTTGCTGAGGTCATCCGCTGCATACGCAAATCCACGATGCAGAATCGTCATGATCTGCTCGTCGGCGGTCGACTTCTGGGGAGTCAGATAGCCAGCGCCAGAGGTGCCCCAAGCAGCCGAAGAGAGAATTTGCTCTTCGGTGGGGTTGATGGGGTCGAAGAAAGGAACGCGAACGCGAGTACCGCCGCTGCGGGCGTCAAGAGCAGCGTTGCGCTGCACAATGCCGCTTTGGATCCACTTCGATTGCTCGAAGATGCCCTCGCTGGTGTAAGCGAGGAACTCGGGACGTGCGACGAGATCCGACAGGAATGTTCCGCCGGAATAGTTTTCGAGAGAAGCAGCCATTGTGGGCTCCTAGGTGGGTTTGCGGAGGTCGCCCCACAGGGGCTAGTTGATACCGGCTTCAGCTTTCAATAACCGGGCTTTATCGGGGTCGCTGGCAAGCATCATCATTTGCTGAGTGATGTTCCAGCCATCCTTAGACCAGGGATTGGCTTGGCCGGGGAAGGCGCTGGTACGGGCACTACCCGTAACGCCTATGCCGGAGCGGTTCGTGGCGGCAAAATGATGCTCGTAACCGCTGCCGGGGTTTTTTAAGTTGGCGATGTATTCACCAACCGGAACTTCCACGCCGCCGACAACAGCCACAGGCTGTCCTTCTTTAGCGCGTAGGTTCTCCTGAAGTAAACGATACAGCTGATCAGGTGCCAGTGCACCAGCTTGGGATAGTTGTGCAATCGCGGCGGATTTCACTTGTTCTTGTGTAAATCCTTGGCGAATTTGGTCGATCTCGGTTTCTTTTGTTGCTAACTGTTGTTTAAGTTCGGCTACCGTCTCTTGCGCTTGTTCCCAGAGAGTTTTGAACTCGCCGGATTCGGCCAATTTGGCGGTTTGGGCGGATTCTTGCGCAATACGAAGCTCTTCAATCTGTTTTTGGAGGATTTCGCGGTTTTCGCGGTCTTTACGGCGCTCGGCAATCAACTCTTGGTTTTTCGCACGAAGCGCTTCGAGTTGGGCGGCCAGATCAGAGCTTTCAGCCACAGGCTGAGGAACAACAGACTCCACAGGAGTGGCTGTTGCTTGCTGTTCTTCGGGCACGGTTGTGTGTTACATGGACGTTACTAGTTTACGACAGAAGAATTAAAAGGTTCCATCGTCGAACTCGGCGTCGGCGGCTACTGCGACTTCGCCGTCTGTAACAGTGATGTTTGTACCAGCGGTGACTGTTGCTGGATCGCCTTTGTCGCCCCGTGGGATCGTGAAATTCAGAATTGCAGCAGTGCTCGTACCGCTGTTGGTGACAATGACATTGGTGCCAGCGGAGCCCGTGTTGACAGCACCAAGCGTGATGGTGGCGGCGGTGCCTGGAGTGCCTTGCGGACCTTGGGCGCCGGTTTCTCCAGCTGGACCTGCGGGACCGGTGTCGCCTTGAGGACCTTGCTCACCTTGGGGACCTTCTTCACCTTGGATGCCCTGGATGCCTTGTGGGCCAGTTGGGCCGGTTGGTCCGGTTGGTCCAGCAGGACCTTGGTCGCCTTGAGGGCCTTGGGGACCTGTGGCACCAGTAGGTCCAGTTGGTCCGGTAGCGCCAGTTGGACCTGTAGCCCCGACTGCGCCGCGAGGGATGGTGAAGTTGAAAATAGCGGCGGACGAGGTGCCGGCGTTCGTAACAGTGGCGTCGGTGCCGGGGGCGCCGGTTGTGGTGGTGCCAACTGCAATGGTTGCGGCGGTGCCATCGCCGCCCCCGCCAGAACCCGGTAACGCTCCGCCGATTGTTAGCCCTGTGATTTGGGTGCGGGTGGCTAATTCAACGCCCTCGCCCCAGTCGTCGTTGGCTTTGGGGCCGTAGATAGTAAGCGGGTCAAGGCTGATATACCAGTCGCCATCTGTGCCCAGCGTTGGCCGAGGTGGACCGTCGCCGGAGTGGATCGTATTTAGTGCGTCAACCCGCTGGGTTAAACGCACCAGGGCAGTGACTTGAGCGAGCGTTAGCTGCTCGGTTGGGGTGGCCATCAGCGGGACAGCAGCTCGATCAGGCGGTCAACGCGGTCTGGTGTCATCTCTGAAGAAAGATCAGGTCCAGATTCCTCAGTTGTCTCGGCTTCCTCAAGAATGGCGGTTGCTGGTTTTCCAGCGGCCTCGATTTCATCTTCGACATTGATGTTGTCTGGTAGCACTTCGCCGCGACGCAGAATCTCCAGCAGCATCGCGTCGCTGATCTTGCCCATCTGGTTCAGTTGTGCCAGCACAGAGACGTCTTGGCCGATAAGGCGGTAGTAGTCGAAATCACGGTCAATCGTGATTTCTGGGGCTTCCATGCCCACATACTGGGCAGCGAAATTAAAGGCTTGCTGTAGTGCGCTTTCCAGTTCTTGGCTGATGATTGAAAGCACACTGTTGGATTGGGCTTGGTCGATGCGCTTGGCCTCTGCGGACTCGGCGACAAATTTTTGACCGAAAAGTTTGGTGACGCCAAGCGTAGACATTTGGCCCTCCAAAGACTGGAGTTCTTGCATTTGGGCATCAAAACTGGTGGCGTCGGCCTGCACGTAGTACGCCTTGTTGCCCGGTTGCATAGCGATGGCGTAGTTCACACCCATCGTTGCTGAACCAGTTGTGTCGTCCCAGCCCTCTAGGACGAGGGTGGGCATGGCCGCGATGTGGAGGGCGTGGATCAGATCCGCTTGGCGTTGGTAGTGCGTGATATTCAGGTTGGCAATGTCCAGCAGTGGGGGCTGGGATACCAGCAGGCCACGGCGGTTGCTGTAAATAGGGACCAGGGGGATTTCGTTGAGGCTGTAGCCGCCGGTTTGCGTAAACTCGACAACCTCTTGACCCAAGGTGTACTTATCGAAGCGACCTGGGTAGATAACCAGCATTTCTTCGACTTGCTCTTCGCCGAACTCGTTCAGTGGGCGGACGTCGTAGTCGTGGATGCGAACCTGCAACAGGCGATTGGTGCCGGATTCCTTGCGCCAGCCCCAGATCTGGGGGGCGTCGACGTGCACAAAGTAGGGGCGGCGGCCCATGGCACGCTCTTCGGCCAAATTTCGGGCTTCGCTTGCTGCCGGGTAGTCGACAAGAATGGCGCTATGGCCGTAGGTAAGACTACTTACTAGGGCGCGGCGGGCGTATTCGTTGATATTTGAGCCGAGGCCGTCAATGTTTTCTGCTAATTCCAGCCAGTAGGGGTCGCCTTCGATATGGATAGGTTTACGAAGAATGGCGCCAGCAGCAGTCTCGATTAGGCGGCTGGTGTACGGGCTGAGAACGCTGCGGTCAACCCGGGTCTGGTAGGCGTCATCGTCTTCACGCGGTTCCTGAGGAAGATAAGTCTCACAGAGATCGCGGATATAGTTGGTGCCCTTGGTGACAGCAGCCATTACGCCCCAGTCCGGCATCATGCCGATGACTTCGAGGCTGCGAACAAACGGCGATTCGCTGACTACAGCTCCAGTCGGTGGGATATTGGCGCTGTAGACCACGGCTAGGCTCCTACTTTGTACCTATTTTGGCAGAGAGTCACCACTTGGTTTTGTTTGCCCAGTAAGCAGCAGACATTTTTCCTTTGGCGATGTTTTCTGCGTGGCGTGCTTTGAAGGCTTCGCGGCGTGCTTTATTTGCGGCGGATTCACCTTCACGCTTGGGTGATCCAGAGACTCCTTGTTGGCCGAAGCGAATAAGTTTTACTTTGTCGCCTTCTTTTGCTAAAACGACGTGTGATTTGTTGGGGTGGTTTGGAGTGCGCTTGGGCTTGTTGTAGCCCGAAAATTTTTCGCCGCGATACTCAATCATCGTCGTCTTCCTCGTCGTCGGGATCGGAAATTGGCACCAGCACTTCGATGCCTTGGGCGAGCATTGCTACGAAGCCGCCCAAAATTTCGGGGTTTTGAGGTGATTTGAAAACGAATGTGGCATGGGTGAGACCGTCTTCAGCATCGATTTCGATGTGGACGCAACCCCCATTTACTGTCTGGATAGCCATTACATAGCCCCAAGTTTTACGGAAACGGTTGCCGTATTTGTACTAGTAAGCGTTAAAAGGTGTACTCGAATATAACGATTTGGTTGGTTTTGTACGTAATACATAACAGTACCATCTGCATCGATTGTGCTGGCACCAGCGTGTTTGGTGATGACAGTTAGATGGCCCCAGTTGGTGCCGTCGAGGCTGCCGTCAAAATCAAAAACGGCTTGCTTTCCGCCACCTGTAAGACCAGTAACGGTTACTTGGACTGCCCAGTTCAGAGCAACAGCCTCATTACTGGTAAAAAAGCCGGTTGTTGTGCGGGATCCAAGGTCCCAGACAGTTAGTTCGCCGTCGTAAACAACTCCGCCGTCGATTGCCATGGTTATTTAGTCCGTTTTTTGGCGGTTTTGGCGGCTGCTTTGAAGGCAGCAGCGGTGGGGGCACCTTTTGTGCCAGGCTTGCGCATTTTTTCGCCGCTGCCGGCAGCGATGCGCTTGCGTTTTGCAGCGATATTGCTGTAGAGGCCGCGTTTTGCCATTATTTCTTACCTTTTTTGGTGGTTTTCTTGGGTTTTGCCATGCCGGCTTCGCTCATGGCGATGGCGATTGCCTGTTTGCGGGACTTCACCACAGGACCTTTTTTGCTGCCCGAGTGGAGTTCGCCTTTGCCATACTCACGCATGACCTTGGCGACCTTTTTCTGGGCTTTGCTTGGTTTTTTGGCCGCCATTTTGGTGTGCCATGACTTACCACACACGATAATTGGTCTTGCCGAGACTTTCTGGCTTGGCCAAATTGAAGGTTTGTAGGCATAAATACCCGAGAGCGTCGAAAGCGTGATCCACGCCCAGATTTTTGTTGGGTAGACCTGTATTGGGGGCGTAAGTCAGTGTGCGCAAGGACTTGATTAACTCCTTGCAGCGGGGGTGGATGAAGAGGCGGCGGGTTCCAGAAGCATCGAGGAGGGCGGTATTGACGCAGGTGATCTTGTCGCGGATTTTCCAGGGGTTGCGGGGGCTGGAAACTGTGAAGCCGCTTTTGCGCAGGATGTTGTGGTCGGTGGCGCCAACGCCGGCAGTTTTGCGGGCGCCGCCCGTGGGGTCTGGGCACGCGATGATGCGGCGCTCCACGCCGTAGCGGGATTGGACTTCCTCGCAGAAATCCCAGGTGGTGGCGCCGCCGGTCATGATGATTTCGTCGAAAACCCAGAGCACGTCGCCCTTTTTGACTGCGCAGATGCCCGACATGGGGTCGATGTTGAAGTCCACTCCAAGCAGTAGCGGGAGGACCGGGAGGTCTTGGACTTGTTTGTCGATGTTGTCGTCCGAAAAGCTGATTGCGACGAGGCCGCTGAGGTTTTCGAAGCTGGCTTCGAATTCTTGGCGGAAGGTGCGGGCGTCGAGTTGGGCGCGGGCGGCTTCGATTTCTTCTGGGGGGACGTTGTCGCCCTCGATGGTTGTGAAGCTCCAGCGCGTCCAGTCGCCTGTGGGGTCTTCGTCGGCATAGCACCAGAGGTCGTAGAACCAGCTGGCGGTGCCGTCCGGGGTGGAAATGAATAATGCCCAGCCCTGTTTGTCGGCGAGGGCTGGGCGGATTACTTCGAACCAGACGTCGCTGGACATGAACGCGGCTTCGTCGAGTACCACGCCCGCGAGGCTGCGGCCTCGGAGGGCCATGGCGTTTTCGGTGCCCTTGAGCTCGATCGTGCTGCCGTTAACAAGTTCGATCTTGAGGTCGGTTTCGTTCTTGCTCTTGATCCAGGCTTTTGGGACAAGTTTTTTCATTACCTTCCAAGCAATGTCCTTCGCCATGCGGTATGTAGGGGCCGCGTAGAAGAATGTTTCGCCCGGCTTTTCGATCGCCCCACGCAGCAATTCGATACATGACAGGTAACTTTTGCCGAAACGGCGGCCGGCCACCAGCACCCTGAAACGTTTGCGGCTGGAGAAGACTTGGCCCTGGGCGTAACGGAGGGAGAGTGTTCCAGCCGTATCGGGCATTTTTATGTAGGAGGGTACCTTCTAGGGTATTACAGGAATTGAACCCCTGCCCCCGGTGTGTAACAGAGGAAGGATTTGAGAATGTGTCAGTAGGTTCCCTGAGGCCCGACACGCGCCAGCGATTGCCGGACTCTGCCCCCGGTAGTGCAGTTGTACTAGGCTCGCAGCGGCTGGCGGGTCAGGCCGTCAGTAGCCGCCGGACTGTGGTGCGGCTGCAGCCGAGCCGATCAGCGATTGCCTGTTGCGTCAGGCCAGCGCGGCGCCAGCGCCTGGCGCGTTGTTGCTTGGTCTCAGCTGCCCAGGCAAGCACGAGCAGGGGGAGGAGGATCAGCGCCAGTAGCAGCGCGGCGAAGGTGATGATGGTTGACATGATGAACAGGACAGCGCGGCGCGGGTTGGCCTGTGCGCTGTCCCTGTATTGTAGCACAGCAGAGCCCGCGAGGGGCTCACACTGTAATACACTGTAACGTAGTGCAAACGTACTAGCCCGCTCAGCGGCCGAGAATCAACAGCCGGCACTGAGCAGGCGGATGCCCGGCTGCCTCGCAGCGTGCCAGGCGACGCCCATTATCGGCGCCCATTATCAGCACGGCAGCCGTCACCAGAACGGCAGCAGCGGTAAGGATGCGGGATTGCATGGGGGGATCTCCCTAGGTGCCCCCGTATTGTTGCACAGAACAGGCCGGCGTCAACCGGCCGGACGCCTGTCGTCGATCTCCACTCGCAGCACTGGCGCGGATTGGCTGGCGACTTCCTGCGTCAGTTCTCCGGCTGCTCTGCCGAGACTATCTAACAAGTGGCAGGCAACCTGATAGTTTCCCTTCCGGATTGCCTTTTTCAGAACAGCAAGGCGAGACGCAGTGATAATGTTCAACATCTCAGTGCGGTCTTCCAGTCTCTCCTGCTTCAGAAGTTGCATCGCCTTTGAGATGTCATCGTGAGCAGTCCGAATAGAGATGTTGAAGCGAGACGCGACCAGTTCAGCATTGGCGCGACGCGTGTTTCCCTCCAGTAACAGGCTGTACGCGTAGTTCACGCGCTCATCCATGCGAACCTGCGTGCTTCGTCCACCGCGCCAGCGCTTCGACTCGTCATTAGCAACGGTCGTCGGTTTCGTTACTTCCAACTCGTCAGAATCGGGCACCGTTTGAGTCACAAACTCTACAGGTCAATGCTAACCTCTCCGCTATCACGTTTCGCAAGGCCGGAATACTGCCCATTGGCTCCCGTTAATACGCTGTAACCAGTAGGCATCGCCAAGCTCTAGTTCGCGCCAGGCAGCCTGCCAGTCAATACAACTCATTGGCCAGCTGGCGCCGTCAAGCTTGGGGGGCAGTCCTAACTCATCGGCCAACTGCTGAGCGTAATCTGCCCCAGCCTGTTCTGAGTTGTAGCCTTCTGCCTCGCCTTGGTAGCAGTCTTGGTAGGTATCGGGATCAACGCCAGAACTGCACAGCTCAGAGATGATCGGCACCAAAGCCGCAGGGTCAGAGTCTGCAGCAAAACCGCAATGCTCGAGACACTCTGCCCATTCTTCCTGCAACCAAAAGCCAAAGCACGCGCCATCGCCTTCTGAAGCGCCGAAGTAAAAACCCGTGGGCGCCAGCTCGCCCAAGCGGTCAAACGCCCAAGCGGTCGCAATCTCCCAAGCGTCGCATGGTTCCGGCCCGGTAAGGTCCGAAGCGTAGGCAGCGCACTGCTGCAAATCTGAGCGGAACGGTTCCGGTACGTCTTGCCCCAAGCGGTCAAAAGCACCTAGATAGGCATCCGCCAAATGGTCGGTGCGCAACGTGTCAGTGCTGACGATCCAGGGGAAGGATGCCAGCTGTGCGGCTGTGTAACGGGTCATGATTCGAGCCTATGGGTTGGGCTTGTGTGTGAGTGTAGAACCGGGAGCGGCCCGGCGTCAAGCCGGAACCGGTTTTAGGTGCGAGTCCACATCGTCGCGCCAGCGCAGCCCGGCAGATCCGCCGGTCCCGGTAGCACGCCAACGGCTCCAGCAGAACTGAGCGTAGGCTTCCGCATCGGTGAAACGCCCGAACGTTTCGTGGCTCTCCCAATACTTGACGGCGCAACCATTGAAGCGCTCAAAGCAAGACGGCGACGCGCCATCAGGCCATACGCTCCAGCTGTAAGCAATCAGCCGGACGCGGTAGCCGTCGTCGAGATCCCGGACGATCTCCATCTCTGCAGCAAGCCCCATGCAGGCATGCTGGCTCCAAGGATGCTGATAGATCGATGTGGCGGCGCCTTCGGGGTATCCGTACTGATTGTCGTACTGCAGCAGCAGGAAGTCGTCCGGCTGAGCGGGAGCGGGGTGAATCCAGAGATCGCGTGCCATGGGTCGGCGTATCGGTGATCAGCCCCAAGCATGGCAGCAGCACCAGTCGTATCTACCCTTACTGTTACAGTTCTTCAAACGGTCGGCGCCGCTTGCCCTTGGTGGTAGTGTTAGAGGGTAACCCTCACCCATAGGGCACCATGACCACACAATCTCGCAGCCTACGGCTTGCTGATCAGCTCAGTGCCAGCCCGTACGCTTGGCCAGGCGGTTACCCGCTGTTTGGCATCTTTCACGATGGCGGCGCCTGCTGCCATAGGTGCGCCAGCGCTGAGCGCGAATCAATCGCAACCACAACCGGCACAGACGGCTGGGGTCTGGTGGCGGTTGAGGCTAACTGGGCAGATCCAGCCCTCTACTGTGACTGCTGCAGCCGTCTGTGCCGGTTG